ATTCTGAGCGTGAAGCGATAGCATATTCTCTGAACAATGCCGACTCGATCAATGCGTTCTTAAAGTATCATCAGGCCATTACGAATGAGAACATTCCGATCAAGCCTGTGGTCGAGCAGCAAGACTTTACTAGGGAAGATCTTGAGTCGGCAATCGCAGATCCTCGCTGGAAAACTGATGCCGCTTGGCGCACAAAAATGGAACGTCAATGGTTCCAATCTCAGCAAAGAGCCTAAACTCTTGCAATAAGTATCGCTTGCGTGTATTTTGGTCTTGACGGCTAACCGCGCACCGGCCCGTTAGATGTAGTATTCTACTGGTTGGCGCGACCATAACGCGCAAGCGACCGCCCGAACCTCGGATAACGGAAGCGTTTTGTTGAAACCCACTAGGAGGTATCTGCAATGGCGCAGAACGTCACTACGGCGTTTGTTGATCTTTTCGACTCTGAGGTCAAACAAGCGTATCAAGCCGAATCGCTGCTTCGCGGCACGATGCGGACACGCAGCGGAGTAGCTGGAAACACTGTAAAGTTCCCCACAATCGGGAAAGGTGTTGCTACACTTCGCGTTCCACAAACTGATGTCACACCACTGAACGTGACCTATGGTCAGGTAACTGCAACGATGGAAGATTACATCGCGGCAGAATATTCAGACATCTTCCAGCAATCGCACATTAACTTCGATGAGCGCTCTGAGCTGGTTCAAGTCGTATCTAAGTCTATCGCTCGTCGCATGGACCAGATCATGATTGATGCTTTGAATGCTGCTACCGGCACATCAGCTGTTGCTACAACAGTTGGCCCAGGTGGTAACACTGACATGAACATCGAGAAGCTACGCGCAACAGCAAAAGCTCTTAACGAGAAGAACGTACCATCTGAAGGTCGTTACTTGTTGATGCACGCAACACAGCTCGATTCATTGCTCGGTGAACAAGAGATCACAAGCCAAGACTTTGCTGCGGTAAAAGCTCTTGTGCAAGGTGAGATCAACACGTTCATGGGCTTTAACATTTTGACAATGGGTGATCGTGACGAAGGTGGTATTCCTAAGCCTTCAACTCGTACCTGTTTTGCTTGGCACAAAGATTCAATGGGCTACGCTGAGTCAATGGCGCAAAAAACTGAAGTAAACTATGTCCCAGAAAAGACATCGTTCTTGGTTAGCTCCATGTTCTCTGCTGGTTCCGTTTCAATCGACGGCGAAGGCATTGTCAAAATCGCTTGTACTGAAGCATAAGGAGAGTAGACAATGGCATTCGCATCTGCAAACTGGTCAACCGTTGCTGCATCAAAGAGCGGCAGCTCTCCAGCAATGTATAGCTATTCTTCTTCTGTTGATAACCAGGCGGCTATTGCCGGTTCTGGTTACTTCGACACAGTAGAAGGGCTAATCACTACTGGTGATATGATCTACACATATGGAAGCGATGGGGGCCAGATCCTCATTGCAACCAACACTGCTGGCGTTATCACAACGTCAGTTCTAGTATAAGGTTGGGGGGCTTCGGCCCCCCTTCCCCACTAACAGGAGGGCAATATGGCCGCTGGTGATACCTCACTTTCAATCTGCTCGGATGCTCTTATCCTGTTGGGCGCAGCGCCCATTTCTTCGTTTACAGAGGGATCTGATGCAGCACAGGCTTGCGACAGATTATATCCAGATGTACGCGATACACTCTTATCAAACTATCTTTGGAGCTGGAGCGTAAAGAAAGAGCAGCTTGGCCGCTTATCTTTCACGCCGGTAGATGAATGGAAGTATGCTTATCAGCTTCCTGGTGACATGCTCTCAGGCGTTATAGCGTTATTCAGAAGCTCAGGTCTTGGTCAACAGCCTATCCGGTATGGATGGGAGATCTATGGCGATCAGATCTATACCAACTTTGAAGAGGTCTTTATTGACTATCAAGGCTCGGTAGCAGAGAGCAAAATGCCAAACTACTTTGTGCGCTTGCTTCGTACTGCACTAGCCTCTGAGATTGCCTTCGTAATTACCGATCAAATATCCAAGGCAGATTATTTCCGCGCTCTAACATACGGAACACCGGCTGATAGTGGCCGTGGTGGTCTGATGCGCGAAGCAATGAATGTTGATAGTCGTGGCAAGCCGCCGCAAGTCATCGAGGATTATTCACTTATTGATGTGAGATACTAAAATGCGGATCATCCAGTTCCAAACCAATTTCTCGGTTGGCGAGCTTGATCCGCTTATTCGCGCTCGTACTGATCTACAGCAATATCAGAATGCTTTGGAAGAAGCTACGAATGTAGTCGTTCAGCCTCAAGGCGGCTTTAGACGCCGTGATGGACTAGAGTTTATTTATAACTTTGGCTCTACGTTCGCAGACTTTAAGGTTATTCCTTTTGAGTATAGTGTAACCGATAGCTACTTTTTGGTTTTCGTTAATCAGCGCATCTATGTATTTAAGTCTGGGGTGCTGCAAACGAATATAAACGGCTCTGGTAATGATTACATTGCAGCAACGTCCATAACGACTGCCATGCTCGATGAGATTAACTATACACAAGCGGTTGATACGCTCATTCTCTGCCATGAAGATCTGCAAACCAAACGCCTGGTGAGAAACAGCGATACGTCTTGGACGCTGGAGAACTTGCCGCTAACTAATCTGCCGCAATATCCTTATGCTTTTGATACTCACCAGCCAAACTTTACGATTACGCCCAGCGCATCGACAGGCAATATTACGATCACTGCATCTTCTGTAACGACTGACACCGGCACAGCACAGGCGGGTGGCGCAGATACAATCACGCTAAAGTCATCATCGTCATACACCGTTGATGATGAGCCTAATGGAATGTTTATAACCTTAACATCTGGCACTGGCGCAAGCCAAACGCGCCATGTTGAGGACTATGTTGCATCGACAAAAGTTCTTACGGTTTATCCCGCGTGGGATACGGCTCCAGATGCCACAACTGGTTATAAGGTAGAGGCGTTTGCTCCTGCTGCTGTTGGTGAATATGCTCAGGTTCTCAGCACCTTTGGTCGCGCTCGATATGTAGAGTTTGTTTCTGCCACAGAAATGAAGGCCGTTGTTGAGGTCAACTTTTTTGATACCAGCGCAATCACTGCCGGTAACTGGGAAAGCGAGCATGGCTATGAGGATGTATGGTCCAACACTCGCGGGTGGCCAAAGTCTGCTGCATTCCATGAGGGTCGGTTATACTTCGGTGGATCTAAGTCGCGGCCCAATACCGTATGGGGTTCTGGCGTTATAAACTACTTTGACTTTAATCCTGGTACTGGCCTCGATGATGAAGCTGTAGAAGCAACGATCAACACCAATCAGCTAAACACGATTGTTAATCTATTCTCAGGCAATGACTTCCGCATCTTTACAACTGGCGGTGAGTTTGTTGTTCTACAGACTGGTGATAATCCTATCACGCCTTCATCGTTCTTTGTTCGCCCGCAAACGCGGCTGGGTGCAAAGGCTGGCATTCCGATTGAGGATCTTAACGGTGCATCTGTGTTTATTCAGCGCCAGGGTAAGTCTATCAATGCGTTCCAGTTTGGCGATACGACTGCATCATACCAGATCCAGAATATATCTGCTCTCAGCTCTCACTTGCTAAAAGATCCAACCGATATGGCTGCGCGTCGAGCGGCGTCAACGGATGAGTCAGATCGTTTGTTTGTGGTAAATGCCACGGATGGATCGATGGCGGTGTATTCTATTCTGGTTGGTCAGAACGTGATTGCGCCTAGTCGGTTTACAACTGACGGTGAGTTTATTGCGGTTGGCGTTGAGATCGCTGACGTTTATGTGATCGTAAAGCGCACTATCAATGGCGCTGCAAACTACATGCTGGAGAAGTTCAACACATCTCTAACTCTGGATAGCGCTAAGAGCGGCGGTGCTGCTGCCTCAGTGAACATGAACCAGCTACAAGGCGAGACTGTATCAATCATTCGTGATGGCGTTATTGAGCCTACTCAGGTCGTGCCAGCATCGCCCTACACGATTACCTTCGCAACAGCGGCAACGACTAGCTATCAGGTAGGCTTGGACTATACTGTAACGGCTCGGACAATGCCAGCGGAGCCGGTGTTATCTTCTGGCTCGGTGCAGGGATTTAAGAAGCGGATCATACAAGTTGATGCTATCATCAATGATACGCAAGATATGACTATCAACGGCAAGCAAGTTTCCTTTAGGAACTTTGGCGAAGATGTGCTCGATACAGCGGTGCAACCGTTTACCGGCACTAAGACTGCTCACGGCTTGCTGGGATATACTGGCACTGGACAAATAACGATAAGCCAATCTGTGCCATTGGCCATGACCGTTCTTGGTCTTGAGTATCGTTTAAGTGTGGGGAATTGATATGGCTGTTTTAGCTCCATTAGCCGCATCTGCCGCAACGGCTGCGACTGCTGCAACAACTGCTTTAACCGGAGCAATGGCAACAGGTGGCTTTCAGCTTGCATCTGCTGCCGTTTCTGGTCTTGGTCAAATGGCAGCTGGTGCTGCCCAGCGCAGACAATATGAGGCGCAAGCAAGACAGGCAGAGCTTCGCGGTAGATCTGAAGCCATTGCATATAAGCAAAAGGGCGCTGACGCTCTACGCAATCTAAACGAAACGCTTGCTGCAATTATTGCTCGTGCTGGTGCCGGTAACGTTGATCCCACATCTGGATCTGCCGCAACGTTGCAAGGCTTTGCAATGGGTGAGGGCGTAAGGGAGTTCAATGTTGCTGCTGACAATGCGGTTATGGCTCTCGGCCAAGCAAGCACACAAGCTGGTATTTACAAGCAAGCGGGTCAAGCTGCACAATTAAGCTCTTTCGTTGGCGCCGCCGGTACGCTTGGGCAGGGTGCATACAGATACGGACAATTACAACCAACGGCAATAGCATAGGTTAAGACATGGCTATCCTTCCCAGATATCAGCGCATTGGTTTACAAACCAGACAGCCACAACAGATGGACTTTGCGGCTACGCGCGAGCAGGCAAGGCTCGGCCAGACTATTTCTCAGCAAGTAGATCGCATGTCAGACTTTGCCTTCAAACAGGCCGCTCAAGCAGCGGAACTGCGTGGGCAAGAGCGTGTGCGCGAAGAAGGTGCTTTGCCTACTCTGGAGGCGCTGCGTGAGGCCGGTGGGCCTACTACAATAGCCGAACGTGCTGCATCTGATGCCGCTAATCGGATTGCTGTTGTTGAGATCGAGAGCTTGGCAAAGCAGGACATGCAGAACCTTGTTCGTGATGCTGACAAGAGCAATATGTCTATGTCTGCGTTCCAAGCATCTATGGCAGATATTCAAGATGGATATGCGGCTTCTATGCAAGCAGTTGATCCGGTTGCCGCTGGTGTGCTGTCTGCCCGTCTAGGTGATAGCGCAATGACCTATCAAGGTCGCTATTCCGATATCTCATTTAGAAAAGCTGAAGCTGCTGCAAAAGAGCGCGTAACTCAGATCGTTTCTATTGGCTCTCAGGAAATACTTGATAACGCAACACAACCAGGCGCAACGAGAGAAAGCATCGAGGATGCTGGATCTAAGCTCTTAGCGGATCAGTTGGAGCTTGGCGTAAAAGAAGAAAATGCTCGCAAGGTTGTTGACGCAACTCTCAAGCAAGCCGTTAGGCAGAACCGCTTATATCTGTATGACAATGCCGATAGCATTGGCGCAAAGCAGCTATTGCTAGAGGAATATGAAAAGAACCCTCTGCCTGGTTATACCTATGAGCAGAACAGATCCTTTATGATCTCGCTCGATAACAATCTGAAGTCTGAAGTTAATCGGGCGCAACAGCAATCTCTCGGTGAATTAAATAATGCTATAACCGTCCTTGGGGTTACTGGCGAAGCGCCAGAGGGCTATGAGTTCAACGAAGGTGCAATCGATCAGATCTTCCCACCAGAGCAAGCTGCTGCCTACAAAGAGGCGTGGGCTGATGCAAATGAGGATGTTCTTAATCGTGGCGCTCTATCAAATATGTCACCGGATCGAGCGGCATCTATTGCGGGTGAGTTATTCGATGAGATCAGCACATCTCCCGATCCCGCTAAGGCTGTCAAAAGGCATGCTGACTGGGTTGAGGCCGTTGCCAATAGAAACGATGCACTTTCAAAAGATTCTGGGCTTTTTGTAGCTCAAACAAATAAATCTGCTGCTGGAATGATTGAGGACATTCAAGGCATGATAGCCGATGGAAACATTGGCCTCGCAGCAGAGGGAATTTTAATTCTTAATGATATAGCTCAAACCCAATTCGATAGCATGGAAACTC